AAATCAGGGGTTACAACCACCTGGTATCAGCTGCAGATTAACGGTGAAATTCTTCTAAAAGCTAAGGAAGTAGCAGAGAAGAGAAAGACCGACGTTAACGATTTGATAATACAGGCTATTCTCAAAGAAATAGATGAAAAATAATATTAAAAAAAATACAAATACTAATACCCTTACTTTACAGATAAAAAGGCGCAAACAGCTTCTACATATCGCTAAGAATAACCCACTAGCATTATCTAAGCTGTGGGTGCCCTACTGTCATAGATGGGATGGTCTAGGCGAAAAGAGCGAACGACCAAAAGGCTGTAAAAAGCCGATGGAGTATGTTAAGCCAGGTATCTATCATTGTTCCACGTGTAACATAACAGAAAAGAGGACCAGCCAGAGAGAAGCGCTAACAAGGTTGGGGACAGCTAGCCTAATAGTGGGGGGTAATAGGTCCGGAAAAACGCAATGCGGTGCTATGCTGGCAGTTGCTACAGCGCTGGGGCGTAATCATTGGAGTGTAAGGCAGTGGCTTGATAATAATCAGCTACCAAGTACTACCGTACCCAATAAAGAACCCTGTAACGTGATAGCAAGCTCGTTGAGTTATGGGGATGCTCTCACATATGTTAGGCCAAAGTTGGATATGTTCCTGCCTGCTGGATGCAAAAAAATAAGGTGGTCCTCACAGGATAGGGGCCTGTGTATCCTGCCAAATGGGGGCAAGATATACAGCCTTAGTGCTGACAGTGGCAGGAAAAGATATCAAGGGCTTGGGAATGTGGGCCTTGGATGGTTAGACGAAGAGCATGCGGATGAGGAGATATTCAGCGAAATACAAATGAGGTGCGTAGATAGTAAGCATGGCCATGTTATTCTCACTCTTACGCCTCTCATGGGCCTAACTTGGACCTATGAGAAGTTTATTGCTGCAGATGCTGATAAAACAGGCTTTGTATATCATAAGCTTAGCGGGCTAGATAATCCTTATGTAAGCTCAGCCAAGTTTATGAAGACTATTGCTCATATGAGTGAGGAGAGCAAAAGAAGCCGTCTATATGGTGACTTTACAAACCAGAGCGGGCTGGTCTATGCTGAGTTTGATAGAAACCTTCACGTAGTAGAGCCAGAGCAGGGGAATAGATACAAGTTTCAAGACTTTAACATACAGAATAGGGACCGATGGCAGATCATCGTTTCTATTGACTTCGGAGTGAGAAACCCTTTTGCTGCTTTGTGTATCGCCTACAGTGCAAAAGATGATACCTACTTAGTGGTAGATGAGTTTTACAGAACAGAGCAAACCACAATACAGAACGGGCATGCATTAAAAGCCAAGTTTAAGCCCTTAGCTCCTTTTGATTTTGTGGTAGCCGATCCAGAGGCTAAAGATGCCAGGATGATACTTGCTAGACAGTGCAACCTCCACAACAAGCCAGCGCCCAAACATATGGGAGTAGTTCAGACTATTAACATGGTAAAGCATAAGCTATGTTTAGATGAGGAAAACAAACCTCACCTATTTGTTTCAAGTCGATGTAAGGAGCTTTTGAAAGAGTTTAGACAATACAAGTGGAGTAGCAATAACACAGGAAAAGATAAGCCTGTTAAGAAGTTTGACCACGGTTTAGACGCGTTAAGATATGCTGTAGCCTTCAATACGAGAAGGGCTATGCACTTATAGATTTTTTGTGCTATATTTTGCGTTGTAGGGGTGTAACATGGAACAATCTATCTTTAAGTATCTTTTGGAATACGGCTCTCTTGGGCTCACTGCTGGTCTGCTCTTTTGGCTACATTTACAGAACACAAAGACAATACAGAACATACAGCAGCAAAATAGAGAGGATGCGCAACTATTACGGGATAGGTATGACCAGGTAATAAGCAAGTACGATAGAGAGAGGACGCTATTTTTTGAAGAAAGGGCGAAGCTTCATTCCCAGCTTGTTAACCAAATAGAACAATTAGAGCGTACAGTGGAAAAGCAGGAGCTTATTATCAACCAAATGAAGGATAAGATAGACCAGCTTTTTTTAATGCGTACTGAAAAATTAGTAGGATAATATCATGGGTTTTTTAGATGGATTTTTTGGAATATTCCAAACGAAACAAGCCAAGCTTGAAAAGAAGCCAGAGCAACCAAACCACGGCGCTAGCTGGAATGCTCCTTCAGGGGTAAAAAATCCTTTTCCTGCTTCATTAAATGCATATGCCCATCATGGATATCTATATGCTGCTGTTAATCGCGTTATAGAAGACCTTAGCGCCTTAGACCTTAGACTGTATCAGGGGAAAGGAAAGGACGCGAAAGAGGTAACAGAGCACGCCCTTATAGACCTTTTAGAGCAGCCCTCTTTACAGGTTGACGGTTTTCTCTTTCGCGAACAGGTTACGCTAGACCTTATCCTCTCAGGCAGCTGCTACATCCTCCTACTTGGACCAAACGAGCAGCCTGATAGCATTATAAGGCTGCATCCTGATGAGGTTAAGATAGTAACAGACCAAACAGGGATCGTAGGCTATGAGCACACTAGCTCAGGCTCTACAGTTGTTTATCCTCCTGAGCGAGTAGTAACCGGCAGGAATGCAAGCTATGCAAAAGGCACAAAGGGCCTATATGGTACAGGCGCCATAGAACCACTCAACAAAGAATTAGCGGCAGATTTGAACGCGCAAAAGCTAGCAAGTCAAGCCAGTAGCCAAGGGCACCCTTCTGTCTTGATAGCTCCAAAAGATGTTACGGATATTTGGCCAGAGGAAACAAGGCGGGCGATATCGGACAGGTACAACAAGCTTGCCAGATCCGGAGGGGCGTTAACCCTATCCGGTACAGCAGAGGTAACACCTCTTAACCTATCGCCAAAAGATATGGAGTTCCAAGCTGTTAGAACTATGGCGATGCAGGTAATTAGCGCAACGATAGGAGTAGCGCCAACGATACTCGGGCTGCCTTCTGCCAACTATGCCACAGCTAGACAGAGCGCCTTAGTCTACTGGAGTATACAGCAGAAGAGAGCAAAGCGTATAGAGATAATGCTCAATCAGATAGCTAAGCTGTACGGGCCCGATCTGCACTTTAAGCATGATTTTTCATCTGTTGAGGTATTGCAAGACCTTAAAAATGCCCAGCTTGATAGAGTTGTGAAGCTGGTAGAGCTTGGTATCCCTGTCCGTAAAGCTATGGCTTTTGAGAACATAGGTGAGGGCTTATTTGAAGATGAGCAGCAGGATAGTGAGCGCTTTAACCTAGATGAAAAGTCAGCAGGAACAATCATAAAGCTGTTTGAGGCGCAAGAGCGAAAAGCTGCACCTATACAGGAAGACGTAAAAAAAAAGTCGATAGAGAAATAACAAAGCTTATCTGGCACAACTACCACAAGAAGCAATACGCTCCAGCTGAAAAGAGATTCTTAAAAGCTTGGGCTAAATATCTACGCAAATCCAAAAGGCGCTACCTCAGCAGGATAGAAGAGCATACAGAAGAAAGTAATCAAAAATTTTTATTTTCTTATAAAAAAAGTATTAGTACAGATACAAATACAAAAGCTTACATATCTGTAGAGGATTTTGCCGCCCTTATCGCTCAGGATGAAGAGCTAGAGGATATGCTAGATGAGCTTATAGATACCTACAGGAAAGAATACGAAAGAGCAGGGCAGCAGGAGACTGATAACATCTCCTCTCTTGCTGATGTCACAATAGAGAAGTTTACAGGCTTGGCAAACTATACGGAATACATCATAGACATAGCCAAGAAAATAAACAAGGTGACAGCCGACAAGATAAAAAAAGAAGTCGATAGAGCACAGGAAAATGATAGCTCAAAAGACGAGCTACTGGATAACGTTGCTAATAGTGCAGCTTTCAGTACTGGCAGAGCGCAAACCATAGCACGAACTGAAACAAGCAGAGTAATAAATCAAGCCAAAAATGAAGCAATGAAGCAGGCAGGAGAGCAGGGCGTAAGAAGCACTAAGACATGGATATCGGAGGATGATGAAAGAGTGAGAGAGGCACATCTAGAGCTTGACGGGACTACTATCCCTGTAGATGCTGACTTTGTAAGCTCCGGGGGTTCTGCTGCTGGTCCTGGACAGTTTGGAATTCCTGAGGAGGACATTAACTGTAGATGTATTATTATTGCGCAAATAGCTGATTAAAATAACACTATAGCAAAATATAAAACGCTATACACAAAGGCAAAATAAAAAAAAGTTAAAATAGTTCTTGACGTCTAAAGTAATACCCTATAAGATTGTAATGTAAGCTAAAACAGTTTGCAACCTTACCCTTTCTCTTTTGGAGTCTTTTATGTCTTATAATTCTATGCTTAATCACTTTCGCAAGTGTGACGCTTTACGCGAAAAAACCCGAACCTTAGAGGAGGAGGAAAGATATCAATATTTATTGAGCTTAGCCCGAACCACGGGAGTCGGGGGAAAAGATAGATTAGAGTTTTCAAAGCTCGGAATGAAAAAGGCCTATAAATAGGCCTTTCTTATTTTCTGTTAAAGTATTACCCTGCAAAAAAATAGTTAGCCGATTATCAAAAAATGCTGTATAATCGTGCAGGGATATATACTATGAAGATCAAAAGACTATTCACTGACAAAATAGAAGTATCTAAGGACCTTAATAAGGATGTAAAAGATGAGCCTATCAAGCTCTCTTTTATTGCTTCCACAGCGGGCGCGGATCGATATGGGGACATCATAGAACAATCGGGGTGGCAGCTTGATAGCTATCGAAAAAATCCCGTGATTTTATTCAACCATAACCCCCAAGAGATGAGCATAGGAAAAGGCGCCGTGGAGGTGGTTGATAATGCTCTCATGATAGATATCGAATTTGATATGGAAGATGAGCGAGCAGCGAAGATAGCACGCAAAGCACAAAAGGGCTATCTTAATGCCGTATCTGTAGGCTTTAACCCTATAGAGAGCACCCCCCGAGCAGATCTTCCTGATGGTCATTTTGCAAAAGGTGTAAGCGGTAATTACTTTTCAAAAGCTGAGCTCTTGGAGGTGTCTATTGTGACGATACCTGCCAACTCTGAAGCAGTAGCAGCAAAAGAATACCAAGCTCTAATAAATAAGCAGGATACTTTATCATTAAGCCCTGAGCAAATCGAAAAGCTGAAAGAGTTTATTCCCCAGCTTTACGGCGCGAGCTCTATGCATGCCAAGCAAGCAGAGTACTTAGAGAGCCTTTTAGGTGTAGAACCTGAAAGCAGATACTATACAGATGATGATAGCGAAGAGGATAGCGAAGAAGAGAAGCAAACAAAAGACGTAGATTATGGGCTAAAGTCAAATGCTAAAGAAGCAATGGAAGTATTAAAAGAGTCTACACAACAGGCGCTAAAAAATAAAGCTGAGCAGCATAATGAAGAGTATGGAGATGACCCAGAGAAGAAGCTAACTAACCGCAACTATTTAGCCGTCTCCTATCATAGAGGCCTGGCAGCTTACTACAATAACCCTGAATCTGTTAGGCCAAATATGCAGGCTAACCAGTGGGCTATGGCTAGAGTAAACGGGCTATTGTTTGCCATGAGTACCGGCAAATTCAAAAGCAAGCCTTACGATATGGATTTGCTACCCAATGAGCACCCGCTTAAGAAGGAAGATAAGCAGGTAAAACAGGACGAAAATACAAACTTCCCAGCTATGGGCGATAATGAGGCGGTAAGCCTACAAAATAGCAAATTTGCCCTCTTTCCTGCCGACTATGCTGCAAATATAAAAGAGAACTATCCCGCTATATGGTCTAAGGGTGG